TAGGTGGTGCAGCGGCTCTCTTGGCTGCTCTGTTAGCTCGCATTTTAGCAAGGTGGTCGAGTTGCTTTTGACTCATTTTTCTTTTGGGCTTTACAGGAGCAGCTGGTTCTTCTTCAACAGGAGATTCTTGGGGAGCTTCTGTAGTTTTTTCTTTAAAAATTTTAGGTTCCTCAGGATTATCATTTACAATTTCAATCTGAGGAGCTGGTTGCTCAGGTTCCTCTATTTCAACATTTGGTAATTTTACGTGATCCATATGTTTTATATATAGGGAGATTTAATTTTTATAACTTTTACTAATTAATTTATGGGCTTCTTCAAGGCTTAACCCATTGGTTTGACGAACTCGATCTTTGGTTGGAACTTTTTCTTTTTTTCTATCTTGCTTTTTCACTGGTTTATATCTAGTTTTTTTCTGTTGGACAGGCATTATATATTATTTAAAGATATATTTATATAGAGATATTTCATTATTTAAATATGAAATGAAAATTGGGTATGTATATGAATTACGTCATGAATCTAGTAAAGATTTGTTACCTTATGTAGGAAAAACTTTAGATTTTGATGTACGGAAAAGAAACCATAAAAGTAGATGTAATAATCCTAAAGATCCTGGATATAATTTTGATGTTTATAAATACATACGAGCTAATGGAGGCTGGAGTGCATGGTATATGATTGAAATATATTATGGACCTGATTTTGAACAAAAGGAAAAGGATTTATTAAAAGAAAACTTTGATAAATATATTAATTCAGAACAAACTGGAAGAACAATTGCTGAATATCAAGCTGAATATCGTGAGCAAAACAAAGAAGTATTTAATCAAAAAGCAGCTGAATATCGTGATAAAAATAGAGCAAAAATTAATCAAAAAATCCCATGTAAAAAATGTGGTAAAATGATTTCAAGAAGTAATATAATTTGTCACATGAGAACAAAAAAATGTATGAATTATTCTTCAGCTTCATCTTCAGAATCTTCGGCGTCAGAAGTAGGTTGAACGTTACGCATTTTTTCTAATGGCTTTGTCCCGTCCCATATTAATCGATCGAAGCTATGATACATGTGCGGCGGGTTTTGTGTAAAATCTATCATAGCAAAAGCATAGGGTGTTTTCCACACATGCTTACACAAGTACTTAAAATTTTTGTCAGAGCCGAATGAATTTCCAAGCTCTTCTGTAATTTTACTCATTTCTCGAGCATTACTATTCTTCCCAAGGATAGCAAAGGTCATGTTGGTTCTAACAAGTGGCGGAACTCCTTTAAACACTTGTGAAGAAAACAGCAGTAAACCTATACCATAATGCCTATAGCGTGAAGCTAGTTTATAGACAAGTGAGCGGTCCGATATGCCTATAAAGTCATCAAGAATTAATGCTATAATAGGTCTTTCTTTTTTATTTTTATATGACAACTGTTGGTCAATGATAGATTGAATTAAGTTATCTGAATACTCTCCAAATATAGTGCCTGGGAAAGCGTCTTTTAAAAATCTCGACGTATTATCGTTCATAATGGTATTAGATATGATATATACTTGATCGAAACAGTCTTTGTAGAAATTTTCATTTAGCAGTAGATTAGTAATAATTGTTGATTTTCCAGATTTTACAGGAGCAACCATTAATCCTAAAGCTCCTGATGATATATCTGGTAAATTAGGGTGTAATTCTTTACCTATGTCCATTCGATCAGGGTCAGGCTGGACTTCAAGTATCGTTAAATTAGCATTAGCCATTTATTATAATAAAAGTTTTTTTTATAATAATAAATATTTTATTCAGAAACGGATACAACTCCAGATTTTAATACAAATTGTCTTTCAACTTTAGACCAAATAAGGGTTTCTCTAGCTCGATTATTTTCATCACCAAGACCTCTAAAGATAGTTCTTTCAAGAGTAACTGGTTTTTGTCCTATCAAAGTGCCTGAGCCTACAAGAGGATTAGTAATTAAATCAACACCACAGTAGTGAGCATGGCCGCCAAGTGTTACTTGACTTATAGGTATTTGTTCTACAGTTTGAGCATTGGAAAAAGAAGGTAAAGTGATTTCCTTGGTAACAGTGCTATGTTCTACATTTTGGTCAAGAGAATATTCACAGCTCGCAACCTGAAGCTCTACTCCTTCGATTTGAGCGAGATAGTTATTCTTTTGAGCTTCATTTGTAACAGGGCGATTAAACATAAGTTTATCATTAATCCTAAGGTTAAATTGGTCAGGTTGGCAATAAGCATCAGAGCGATATACACCAAGTAATTGGTCACGAGCATCAGCTGGATTTAGAACACGGTCAGACCACATTATATTTTTAACAACACGCGACGAAAGACCTATTTCACGGTTTACATCAGTGCGAACTGGAGGACCGCCAGCTCCTGGGTGAGCTGTTTGAGAAGTTGCCGTAGAAACTAAAATTATATCATTATAGGGCATTTGAAGGCCATCTTCAGACATAACTTGAGCCCCCATTTCAGCCATACGGTCATCGGAGTAGGTCAAATAATCAGCAAGGAATTTAACTTGAGTAGTAGCAATTTTAAGACCGCTTGTATTAGATGTGCCGCCACCTTCTTCGCGGATATAGGAAACACCCTGGTCTTTATCAGCCCATTGAATTTCAATAGATACTGGTTCTTGAATCAAATAAAGAGGTAATTGAACAGACCTCATCATTGGAAAAAGCTCACTGAGCTTGACTGCAAATACAGCAGTGACGTCTTCAGGGTTTCCTTCTGTCGTATCAGTATCAGCAATTTGATTAGCTTGGGTCATAACAGCGTTATTTTCAGGGTGACCAGCTGTTGTTCTACCCCAGCCAAGATTCATAGGCTGAAGACCACCATCTTCTTTATTAGAGGGTTCAAGACCATCAATACAGCCACTAAGAACACCTTCTTTTCTGACGCGCTCTTCAACAGATTTAAATTGACGCATCATAGTTTGATAATGACCATATTCATCAGTTGTGGCGATGGCGGTAGCTCCTATACGAAGAGTGGCGGTTTTAATAAATGCATTGCCTCCAGATCTAATAGGAGGAAAATGTTTTTTAGCAGCGTCACCAGCATTTTTTTGGAAAACAGCGCCGACTTGTAAAACGCTGTTCACGTCTAAAATACCACGTCTTTCAAGTGTAAAGCGACATACGTTTTGATTACAAACTATAGGCTCTAAAATAGAAGTGTGAATACTCATTGTGTCTACAGTATTCATAGGTTTTACTTTAAGAATATCAGGCAAACTCATATATATATATTCTATATAAACAATTTTTTTATAGAATAAATAATTTAAAAATTTAGGTAGAAATTCTAATTCCTTGGGGGCTGTACATTAATTGAGATTCAGCTAGTACATATGTATAAAGAGAATTAGGATTGTTTCCATCGAGGTCGCTGGTTACTCTAACAGAGTAGGGTTGACGGCTGTAATCAATTCCGCCCATGTATGGATCTTGACGGATGCCTAGGCCAAAAATAGGGTTGGTAAAGTTAGTAAGAGTGTTACCCCATCTGTCCTCATATTTACCTTGAACGCTGGGGTCTACATGAGAAGCAGGTTGTTGAGCTATAGAATTAACTCTAGTTGCTTTACTAGCTTCAGTATAGGCAGATGCCAATGTATTATCAATATCATTAATATTTCTGATAGAGTTAAGATAAGTTTGTAAAGTTTCGCAATCGATTTCTGATTCGCCATCTGCTCCAGCATTAGGCTGTTTTTCATCAATTCTATTTTCTCTTGGGAATAAAACACCAGCTTTAGCAAAAGCGATTTCTTTAATAGGAGCTTTATCTGCTCCATTTCTAAGTTTATAAAGAGCATTTGAAAATTCTTGAGGATTATTGATCATGGTAGTTGGTATTAAATTGTGTATGACAGATTGAACTTTACTTGCTCCAAGATTAAGTGTAACAGTTTGGTCGGATGCATTGAGAACAGAATAAAGATTGGAATAAGCGTTGTAAACAAGAGCTCCTTGACTAGCGTTGTTCATCATTTGAGCACCTTCTTCATCAGGAATTAATAAATCATAAGTTAGGCTGAGATTCTTAAGAGTATAATTATATCCGGAAATTGATTGGCTAGCGGCAGTTCCAGAAGTAGCAGTTTCTGTTTCAGGGTTATCTACTGTTGAAAGTAAAAACGGTTCTAATACGCTAGCATCTGGTGCGCATTCTAGCTGTATAATCATACCTCTAGTGCCGTTTTGACCCAGAGGAATTAATCCGGTTCCGGAAAGTAATCCAGTTCTTAAAGGAATAGAAAATGACCTTGCTGTATTTAAAGAACAGGCTTGAACTACAGAACGTGAATTAACAAGGTTAGTTGTTGAATTACCATTTGTTAAATCAGTAGCGCTATGAGTGCCTGAAACAAGACTGGAAAGCAGTCTAGGGTATTGTTTGACCATTTCTAAGGTTTGATTGTCAAGTGTTGAAAGAGTAACTTGTTGAATAGCGGCGGCTACTCCAACAACACGGTCAAGAGAACAATTGCGTCTGCCAGCTCCGTTACCTCCTCCAACCCCATCATTATTTTTAGGTAATTGACCGGCTGTATCGGTGTTGATTTCAATTTCTCCTGTTAATCTTAAAGATTTGCCTACAAGGTATTTATCAGACTGAGCTATCATAAATTGGACAATAGGATAACCGTTTCTAAAACTATATTTTCCGTCTGGTGGACTGTTAATCGCGTCAATTTGGACTTTTTCTGTAGCTACAATGTTAGCTGACATATATCTT